ACAATTACGACTCATAACACTCATACGTTTTTCAACGTCTTCAGTATAATCATGTCCGATATTACGTTCCATACCGGCTTTCATAGCCTGATCCACAACGTGTTTAATCTTATCATATTGACCGATCTCAAGTAGATCGGCACTTTCCATAATAGCATTCTTCAACTTCTGGTTCTTGCAGAATTCTAGAAACTGTTCTTTTACAAACTTTAAATCATTGTCATTTACCTTTTGATAAATTAACTTTAAATTGTCTACGATACTCTTTTTAAGAACATCGTCTGATACAGTATCAATTTTAATTTTGAATACTGTTAATGTAGGCAAATCTTTATATTCGTTAAAATATGCCAAACTTTCTTTTAGAATCCATTTATTAGCATCGCTTTCGAAGAACTCCACTTCAATAATATCATTAATACGTTCAATAAACGAACGATCTGATATTAGGCATGAAATGCACTTGAGTTGAAAATCCCGACCATACTTAATTAATGAATCAATTGCTTTTTTGTTTTCCATAGGATAATACTACTATATCACCGTTTTGATGTAACTCAACTTTTATTAACCGATATTTTTTATTCTACGAAACTGTTTAACTTACCGAAACACTGATTTAACCAAATGTGATAATTTGGAATGTTGTTCCACATTTTATCTTCTGTAATTAACTTAGAGAAGCTAATTTTGTTAATCTTCTTTATTGGGGCATTAATAATTTCTTCTACACGTAGTTGTGTGAAAGACTGTATCTGTGTGTTATGCAGCTGCATTAATTCGTAATTACGTTCAATTAAAAGTTTGTTATCCAGTACCCGTTCGTAGATTTTATACTTACCCTTATAGTTTTCAGAATAGTTATAAATTTCTTGTAATGTTACTTGTTTATCTTCACCAAGAAATGGATATGCCTGTAATACTCTCTTAATACCAACACCATCTACACCAGGAATATTATCGCTAACATCACCTTCTAGAATTCTGTAGTATATAAAATTGTTACATGTAATACCATATTCGTCTACAATCTCTTTGCACCCGAATATTTTCTTCTTTACAGGACTCCAAATTTTTACTCTATCACTAGCTAGTTGTAAAAAGTCTTTGTCTGTAGACATGATGGTCACATTACTATCCTTGAATGTTTCTTCGGATAGATATGCAATTGTATCATCCGCTTCAATATTGTCTATAGCCATTACAGTCACAGGCAATACGTCGAGATAATTCACCAATCGCATTAGTTCTATTTGAAGGTTTTTCTGTTCCAATTCCGAAGAACTTAAATCTTCATATGTTCTATTGAACTTTACTTTGGTTTTACGACCTTTTTTGTATTCTGGATATATCTTACGACGTTTTTGTGATCCGCCGCTACCATCGAATACAATAATAACTCTAGTTGGATTGATTAGTTTAATAGCATACCCAACGCTTTTAAGAAACCCAGCAATTCCTCCGGTATGCATTCCATCGTCATTCATAGATGGCACTGCCATAAATGAACGAATAAATGTATTCAATCCATCGACAAGGAGGATGTCGGAGTTTGTGGTTTTTTGAATGCCACTATCTCCAACACCCTCCTTTATGTTCTCAAAAAGGGAGAACAACCTGCGTTTTTCATTGGAAGTAAATCCACTCATTCTTCTTCGCCAGCTTCGCCTTCATCTGTAGATACCTGAGCATCTTCGACAATTTGACTATTTGGGTCTTTATATTTCATTACTACAGCATCGCAAATCTTCAAGTAAATTTCTTCTTTTAGTTTTGCATCAGATTGTAATGTTGAAATGAAGTCTTTGGATTGAAACTTCCATTCAGTACCATCGTCTTTTTTATATGTGTAATAAGCACCACCTTGTCTGATAAGGCTATTTTCTTTCATTACCTTAATCCAACTACTAAAGTCAGCAATTCCGCTATCAAAATAGATATCAAAAGCTGCCTGACGATGTGGTGGGCCCATACGATTTTTGATAACAACTGCTTTACATTCATTACCAATAACCGTTTCTCCCTTCTTTAGTTTGCCTGTATTGTTAAGACGCACACGAACACTGCAATGATAAGCAAGAGCTTTACCACCACTAACTACATACTTGTCACCATATGCCATAGCATTTAGATTCTGACGTAGTTGGTTTGTAAAGATCAACAATACTTTCTGACGACCAATCATATTGGTAATCTTACGCATTGCCTTGCTAATAATAATCGACTTACCAGTTGCGTAACCATCTTTACCATGGTCACTTTCTAGTTCAGCCTTTGTTGATGCTGCTGCTACAGAATCAACAATAATTGTTAATAGCAATTCTGGATGCTCCTTACGAATAAAGGTAATTGCTTTTTCCATGATAGAAAATATATCCTCAACAGTTTCACACTGAGAATACATCAATTTATTTTTAGCTAAATCAACTCCAAGACTCTTCCAGAATTCTCTGGATTCAGAATTTTCTGTATCAATGAAAAGTGCTTTACCACCTTTTCTTTGTGTTTCTGCAACAATGTGTGCGCAAACCAAACTTTTTCCAGTACCTTCAAGGCCTGTTAGTTCAACGATACGTCCTACTGGCAAACCGCCATGTGGACGATTACTGATCGCTAAATCTAGCATTGATGAACCTGTGCTTATCCAATCACTAATAGATGATGGATCCTCTTGTTCATCCAAAAAGAATGCAACTTTGCCGCCTTCTTTATTAGATTTGTTGAGTTCGTCTGCCAATCTTTCTAGCAGATCGTCTTTTTCTGTTGTCTTTTTTGCCATATTGTATATAACTAGAAAGCCGGTGGGGTATAAAAACTCCACCGGCTTATTTTTATTTTTTAGGAGTTAAACAAGTCATCAAATGCTTGTTCTACACTATCTTTACCCTTTGCTTTAGCAGCAGTTGGTGAAACTGTTGCTAAAGATGTCGGAACTTTAACAGTTGGAGTAAATGATGGTTCATCATCATCTACTGAAGTAGCTGCTTCTGTTAGAACAGATGCATCTGCAGCAGTTTCAGGATTTAACCACTTATCCATTACTTCCTTAAGTTCGTCATAAGAAAATTCTGGGAATAGATCCAAAATGTTAACTTGACACTTTAGAGCTTCAAGTAGTTGAGTATTCTTTGGATCGATAGCTACACTTATATTTGGTTTTACACGAATGCTGGTTTCTGGGAAACTAGCACCGCCTTCAGCTGTCTTGAACTCTACAACAATGTCACGACCACTGGTTAGATCTGTAATGTCACCGAAATCAGGATCACTGATGATGCTTAGAAGTTCTTGATAAACTTGTTTACCAAATCCCCAAAACTTAACTCCTTCCAGTTCTTCACCTCGCACAATTACCGGAGCAAATGTACGCATCTTTGGTTCCATCTTACGACCCATCTGCCAATCTTCTTTAGAACCAGTTTTTTTCAAACGATTTGCAAATTCTACAATAGGATCGGGACGACCAAAACTATCAGGAGATAGATAAGTCTTGTTATTGATGTTATAATGGAACTTTAGTTCGATGAAGGGGTTCTCAGGAGAATACTTATAGGGAACGATACGAACCACTTGTTTACCAGGCTTTGGTTTCCAAATCAAGTTGGATTTTTGATTTGTGTTTGAAAGAGAGCTCAAACGATTTTTTAGTTTACTAATGTCTAATGCCATAATTTATTTAATTTTTTAATTGTTAATTAGTTAATTATTTTATGAGCCACTCGACTCACAATTTATAACCAACTTGAAATCAAGTCTACACTAGGTGCAGATCAAAATCAAGTTATAAATAAATATCAAACTTCAAAAATAGAAAATAATTTTAATGGAACTATTTTCACTCCAATTTCATTGGTTAATATAATTGAGTTTTTATATAAATCCCAATTTAATTGAAAACTTTTATCAAATACACCATTATTCTCGTCCTCAATAAGCTTATTCATTGCGTTCAGTGTATATAATGTATTTGTTTGTTTCTTACGATGTACGCTTATAGTACCTTTATAACGATTATTTTGTTCACGTTTTTCTACATTAAAAGTCAAATACAATTCTCGTAGATTGTTTTCGTTAGCAAATATAAAGATTTTGTTATCAACCAAATTATATTGTTGTGGTATTTCATTTAATATAGTAGTGTATTGACTACTATTTGAAAATGTACAAAGCAGTTGTTTTTGTATCATGGTATTTCAAATTCAAATTTGCCGTCAATTTCAGGTTCCATATCAAAATAATTTGCAAAATATTCAAATCCCTTATCTAAAATTTGTTTAACAGTAATTGATATTTTTATAACCATTTGTTTGAAAAAGTCTTTTATTTTGTTATAAAACACATTTAATGCACTCTTAGCGGATGTAGATAGATTTTTAACAAAATCCAAACTGTTTTGTACTACATTTTTAAATTCGACTCCTAAATTGTTAATAAACGACATTAAACTTTCTTCGATTATTTGATTTTCTAATAAAAGATAATCTGTTTCGTCGTATTGTTCTTTTAGAATACCAATTCTAAGTGATCCACCTCGTTCATTTCCTCTATCACGTACACCGAATTTAATTTTATTAAAGTTGTCGTCGATGAATTCGTCTACTGTGTAAATTAAGCAATCTCCTTGGCAATCCCAAGTCATAATATGATCTGCTACACATTTTTCTCCAGCAGCAAATCTTTTTTCACCAGTAGAGAATTCTCTCAACAATGCTTTTTTGTATTTATCTTCGGTAAAAATTTTATTTAATTCACCCAACATCTGATGCATTTCTTTTTCTTCTATTTTAATATCATTGACCGCATCTGGACTTTTAATCAATGATATTAAGTTATTTACAGCTTCTTTAGTTTTCTTTTGATCACTAGTGGTTGATAATGTGGTCAAATTTTTATTAATAACATCTGCATGTTTATAATAAAACGATTTCTCCATCAAATGAGCGAGTGTTTCTGTAATGTTTGCTACTATCTTATTTTTAATATCCGGAAAGTCTTTTAATACCGCAGAAATTACTGTGGTTAGTTCTTTGTGTTGTGAAGATGCTATTTGTGCTCCACCGGCTTTCTTTGCACTACATTTTATGTTGCCATTAATAATTAAATCTGTTTTAGATATCTTGGATATACCCGCAAACTCTTCCGATAATTTACATCCCGTAGAACCTAATATTTCTATAGCTTTAACCGGCGCACTAATTTCTTTATATTTACCAGTCTTTAATTTATCAGCTATCTTTTTAGCAACTGCGTTTTTTGATCCTTCTGGACTATTAAATTCTTCGCCTATATAGTTCTCCATTTCTCTAGCAGGACACGATTTATCCATATCACTATTTGATTTAGAAACAAACTTGTTTTTATATTTTTTGTATAGTGTAGATAATACAGCGATTGTTTGTACGTCGTTCTTCTTATATTGAATCAAACGCTCATCTGATAAACTTCTAATTTTTACATATGTAGAAGCAGGCACTAAATTTACATTATTTGTAGATAAATATTTGTCAAAATCAACAAGTGTAAACTGTATATCTCTTCCTCTTGGAAACTTAAATGTGTTAAAATTTGTCGTTTCAAAAACTTTTTGGAAATAAAGTTCTGGGGGTATCGTTTTTCCAGCATCGTCTGTTCCGGCTACTGGTTCATAAAACAAAAAATCTTTTGCAATTGTAAAATACTCATTGCTATATTTAGGAACAGATGCTTCTTTTAAGGATTTCCTAATCAGCGTGTTTTTTAAAGATTCATCGTATACTTGTTCGCCAATATACTGACCGTTTGTATCATACCACTTATACCCCTTTTTATAGAAGCCAAACTTTTTAGCTTCATCAACACTATAATTTACCAATGGTGTTTGACCGATTAATATAGATTGTACAACTTGAGCATCTGCGATTTTTTCAGAAGGTGTTCTTTTTTGATCGGGATCTTCTCTATCTGAGTCAACAAAATCTTTGTTTACGGCTTGATCCAGTGTAGCAGGCTCACTATCCGACTGTTGTTGATTTGAAGTTTTTTCTCCGTCTTTTACGAAAATGTTAGGTTTATCCTTTTTAGGATTTTCAGCAAAATGAGTTCCTTTATTAACCGCTCTATCTCTGTACGATTTGTTTGGAAATGTAACAAGTATACCATCTTTATTATATGCTTGTCTTTCTGGAAATCTACCCGCTTCAAATAAAGAAGCAGTTTTATCAACCACCTCGTCTATATTATATCCGTCGTTTACTAAATATTCTTGTACTACAAAAACATGTTCGGCATTCTTAAGGTCAAGAACACCACTTTTTATACGCTTGTCACAACAAATATCGTTTATTATTGATTTAAAGTTCATCTATTATAAATATACATATAAATATATTTATAATGTCACTAATTTCAAATCATCGTAATTATTTCCTTTATATACCTTAACCTTAAACCGTTTATTCTTGATTATTTCAATCAAATCTACAATTACACTTTGATCTACATTACCTACATCAAATAATATAGCGTCGTAATTATACAATATAGGTAGTATTTCTTTGGTTTTGGTAAATTTCAAACAAGCCTGTAATCTATCCATACCATATTCAGTTTCTGTAGCTTGAATAATATAAGCAAACAATTTGTTTTTATTTGCATCTACTATATGTTTGTTTGTGATTTTTCGTTTGTAAATAGGAGTAGTTACATATTCATTTTTAACAAATTTATCCCAGTAAAAATTTTTGAGTTTTTCTGTTTTTTCAAAATATTCTATGTTAATATATTGGTCATTTATCTGACCATATAAATTCACCATCGTTAATTTCTTCGCTTTTGATATCAATTCAGACGTAATAACATCAGTATTATAATAATACTTCGCTAAGTGTTCGTAGATAGTTTCGTTATGAGGCACTTCGTATTTTATTAAATTAGCTACTATATACGGGTGGAAACCTGTAAAGTCTACCATCATAAGATGTCCATTTTCATATCTCGACACAAAGCTAGCTCTTGACCCATCATCCTTTTTCAAAGCTACATAATTTATGCCATCGTATGAATTACTTGGTCTGCCTGTGGGATTATATATGTTATAGTTGGTATAAACAAACCCATCATAAGTTTTGGATTTAAAATGATGTTTGAATGTATCTTCGTCTATTTTAATACCATTCTTTTCTACTTCGTAGAGTGTATCTGTTATAACGTTATTGAAAAATTTAAAACAATAACTATCCGTTGATTTCTCTAATAAGTCTAATATTTGTTCAACCTCGCCATCAAATACTTGTTGGTGTATTGCATAGGGCAGTACAAGATTAAAGTTGTTAAGATTTTGATGTCCGTACTTAATAAAGTCAACGGTGGTATTGTTTATTTCTTCAAGAATCTCATTGTTTTCTAGAAAACCGAACAAATTGGTATCAATCAAATTGAGTTCATTTAACCAATACTTATTGGTTTTTTTATTATTTACATAAACAATAGGATTATGTTCTAGAAGAGTTTGTTTGAAATATTCAAATGTACAATTTATAGGCAAATCTTCGTGCTTAAAATTATAATATTGTTTAGTACCATCAATAATATTATAAATAAACACGGCTATGACCTCATTACAAACATTGTGATGATTGTTGTGCCTTGTTATTAATTTTAAATAAATTTTAGAATATTTTACCACTTAACAAGTGTAAAACAAAAAAAATCAGAAGTCAATTTGTTTGTTTATAAAACTGTGTGTAATTTTTAAAAACATTATTTGCACCATTTATAATCAAATTTATTTCTTCTATTTGTTTTTTGTTAAATTCAATTACACCTTGTTCCAATAACATTTTTCCATCAAATTTGCTGTTTAATACACCTGTGATTTTCCATTTGAATTTGACTTTTTTGAAAAAATTAGAGTCTATTTTCTTATAAACATCACCCGAAACTTCGGTTATCTCGCTGTAATTTATTTTTGTTACCACATATCGTTCTATATAACCGATTTTGTAATCTCTATCAATTGGTTTAGGTAAAAATGTATTTGGTAAATTTAGGTTAAAATTACCAAAGTTTAATTTATTTTTTGTTATAATATCCGTATCTTTTGTTATCATACTGGTATTAATTCAATATCTTGGTCAGCTACACATCTAGCTAAACAACCCACGACTGTTTCCCATTTTCCATTTCCTGGAGTAACATAGTGGGTGACATCTGTTATCATAAATATGACATTCTCAGGTATATATGGTTTTGGAAAATTTGAAATTCCAAAATGTTGAAACATTCTAAATCCAAATATACCATCAAATGTTACTGTAAGAGAAAAATTAGGTGATATGCCACTATATAATGGCAAATTATATTCGGTATCTTGATCATCTATTATTTGACCCAACTTATCTTTTAAGTCAGTGGATAAATTGAGTTGTTTATAATTTTTTTCAGCGTCATTTGGATTTTCACCTGGTTTAACATAAGCAAATGTCATATTCAATACCTTATCAACAAATCCGTGTGTTTGTATCGAAGATATTAGTTCGTTTTTATCTACTGTAATTTCTTCTTGTGAAGGTACCGTATTGCTTTCTCCGGTTTCGGTTTCTTCTTTGTTGAACTCATCCAATCTGTCTATAAAATTTGTCGCCGGTATACTTGAATTTTTAGCACTCATCGTTGTCTTTGAGTCTTCTGACTTATTTATACCAGCTTGAAATAAAGTCAACGTTGCTTGTTCGTTGGTCAACGAAGTATCTAAACTGATGTTTTTAATACAAGAATCTGTTCCTCCAATATCAAAAACATATACTTGTTTTAAACTAGGAGCTTTATCACCTAAATCGACATAGTTGTTATCTAGAATAGTTAACCCACCCAAATCGTCTTGAGAGATTTGAAACTTCCAAAAATTATTTGAAGCTTCATTTATAACATTCAAAATAGAATTTGCGAATTGTTGCCAAGTTTCTATTTCTTTATTATCTATAATCTCCAATACTTTGGTTTTACTTATATAAATGTTTTTTAAATTCCCATATCTTAATTTTTTATAAGATCTTTTTATTGTAGAAGGTCTTGTCTTTTGTGGATCTGTCAATACAACCGATTCTCCTTTTATTTCAACGTCTTTATCATATATAAACGGAAATGATATATTGTCAGACGGACTGTCCTCACTCAATGCGCCTATATCATAATACAATCTATTTATTACAGTATCTAAATTGTCTCTGTATGCACCTGCTGTTTTAAATACTGTTTCAACTTTTTTAGCAGCTTTGTACAACTCGTCATTTATATCTGTAACTTCTAAATCATATTTTGATTTTAAAAAGTCGTTTTGATTTGAATCGCCGTTCTTTAAATAACCACCAGATTTAATTTGACTATCAATCTGAGATTGAGCATTTGGATCTAATTTATTATTACGAATTGTGTTTAAATAACTTTCATCCGGCAATTTCTTTCCAATATTAAACTTAGGCGCAACTCCGTTTGGTATCAATACGTGTGGATCACAACTTATCAAATTAGGGTGTGCATTTATTATTTTATCAACGTCAATTGTAAATGTTTTATTTGATGCAACCGTACAAAATCTATTGGCTACTTCAAATAAAAAGTCTAACTGCATCCAAACTTCATCGTCACCCTTGGTATCAAAATCACATCGATCATCTTTATATGATAAATTTTTAAAATCCCATTCGTTAAATTCATCTGACTTCGTGGGAGACTTATAAGTTATACTTTCTTCGCCGACAGGCACAGATGGTTTTTTATACACATTAGGCGCATCTGTTCTTCCAATAAAAATTCTATTTTCCACTTTGCCGTCATAAAAACTCTGTTGTTTTATAAAATCAGTATTTATAGAATTTTCGTAATCTTCTGAATTTCCTATACCGTTTGTAGCGATATATTCCATAAAGTTTTTTCTATCAATTATAACTTGTTTTAGTTTAGGCAAACCAGTTTTTAAAAATGTTTTTAAGCCTGTATATTCCTTCGTTACAGTTGGTACTTCTTTACCATTTGAATCTGTTTTAGATTCAACCGTTGTGCTTACATTATTTTCTGCAGGCATACCAGCAAATAAAGCCTGTCTAGAAGTTAGTTCCACACTACAATCGTATATTGTACCGTCTTGAGTGGAAAAATTATATTTGGTGATAATTCCTGTTATACAACCATAGTTGCCATATGATTGATACCATTTATCTACAGTTTTCTGCGGAGTTTGGATCAAAGACCAACATTCGTTTTTATCTGCTAAATCTATTAATGAATTTATATTAAATAGATTCCATCCTATTTCCACAAATACGTTTATTCTCGGCGTAAGAAAAAATGGAGCTAAATATTCCAATTGCCCCATTCCATAACATTTAAATTTTATGGTAGCGAAAGCTAACATATCTTTGCTTGTTTTTATTTCAATGCTTTCTAAATTAGGAGGTGGTAAAATCGAAGATACTTCTGATTTTTGTACGCTAGCTATTGTTTTGTTGTTTTTTATAAACGTACTAGGCCACTTATAAGAAAATTGAGATCTGTATGACAAATCTATGTAGTGTGGATTGCCACTCGCTTCATATCCTATTACAGCTTTATCTTGTTTTAATATGTTGCCGTCTTGCTTAAATCCATATCCCTCATAAAATCCATTTCCTGGTATAAACAAAAATCCATCATAAGCAACATCATTTCCATTTTTGTTTAAAATTGAACTTTTAGGAACAAGACCATTTCCTGCCATACCTGTTCCATTTGAAAATACTCTTACCCACGGAGATATTGGACCTTTATAGTTAGGATGTTTATTAAAAAAATCATATACAACTCCACTTGGATCTCCAGATGATGGATAATTAAAACCCACGTTGTTTGAGTTTTTTCTACGTCTCAGCTCACGAATGAGTGCTACAGGAATATTCTGGACTTCCCACCATCTAGGTTCTTCTGCGATTTCAAATTCTTGTGACATATAACTTAACTATTAGCTTGTTTTAAATTCTGTAATATGGTTGGTAAATTTCCCGGAATTCTGAGTTGTTTATCAGCATTAACCGATAACTTTCCATCTGATATATTGTTGGCGAGTGCAATTATCCACCAATACATTTCATCACCGTAATACTTTTTTGACAAAGCATCTAAATAGTCTTCATTTGAAACCGTTATGTACAAATCGTCTTCAGATTCAGGTATATTTGGATAATACGTGGTTTTAAAAACCATTTTACCATCATATCTTTTTTCAGTTGGTGTAAATTGATATCTCATTATACTCCTTGTACATCAACATCATATCTCATATTTGTAGAAAATACATTTTTGCTTGGATTGCTATAATCTTTATCTCCATAAACATCCGTTGTACCAAAAGCAGAAACTGTCGCGGTTTCTCCAATTTCAGTTTGAGTAATAGTTGATACAGGAGCATTTCCCCAAATAGCTCTACCTGTTTTTGGTCTGTCTTTTTCCATTATAAACATATTTATATTAATTTCTACCTCTCTAGGAAATTGAGCAACCTTACCACTCATATTTTTATATATTCTACCAAGATTAAAGTTCCAATCGTTATTTTTAATAAAACTCTCATTTAATAATTCCCAACTTGCATCTTCTGGGATAGTAATATTGCAAGAATTAATTGTAACAAAATGGTTCTTGTAAAAATCTCCTAATGTAATTGTACCATAGGTGGTACGATAAATCCACCATTAACTGTTGATGTGTAATTAGCCGGTCTGGTTAATCCAACCAAATAGTTTACTCTTTGCCACATTGGCATTAGTTCTTTCACCGAATGAGCAACAACTTTAAAGTTAAAATTACAATCTCTCGTAAAACCTTTATAATAATATAGTTTATCAGCACGACCCAAGTAGTCTATTGGTTCCCAAGTTGCAATGTTGTTTTCTGCTATACTTTTAACCGTAGCGGAAAATGGAATAAATCTGTTGTTTACAATGTCATAAAAATAAAATTTTACAAAATCAGGACCAAGACCATTAAATTGATTGTCATATTTTTCATTAAATTCATCTGGGTTTAAAACACCCAGACCGTTGATATAGTCTACATCATTCGTTGGTCTAATAAATCTGTCTTTACCCTTTATTTTACCTAATCTGGTTGGAATACCTATTGTTGTTTGGTTTTCTCTAATTCGACCTTCATATGTGTATTTGTTTGGGTTATTAGATCCTGCTGTGTTATCACGTACCGATTTAACTTTTGATAAATAATTAAAACCAATATCATCTGTTAAAAATTGTTGTGGTTTGCCAAGTGCCATCGTATAATCATACTTTTGTCCATTGGCCCCAACTATGTCTTTTTTAGCGTCTTCAAATGTTTGTTCTAGTTGTTTGGTTATTAAGTCTGTCTTATCAGAATAAGTACGTGCATAATTTTGAGATAATTTTGGATCTGAATATTGTTTGTAATTCAGCAGTTGATCGCTGTACTCTACATCTCCATCTATCTTTACTAAATCACCATATCTATTTGTATTAGCTCCATCTACAGAACTTATTTCTACGTTTTCTATAGTATAGGTATCGGTTAACTTACCAACTCCTGGGGTGGTGGAATACGTAACAGATAAAAAGCTATTATTTCTTTTGTCTTTGTTACTCTGTACATATAGTCTAAGTCTTTTAGATACTATGTTTGGTAACGGTGTTGCAAAAAATCTCATCCCACTCGTACCACTGCTGTTTCCACCTGTTATTTTTTGTAAACCTATAGCTTTTAATAACCCACCAATAAAGCCACCTTTACTTTTTGGTTGAGTACCAGTATACAATAAATTGTTACCCTGATTTATGCCTACATTCAGATTCGTACTTTTTTTTCCACTAGATGTATCGTGCGTAATAGCATTACTCCATCTATTGGTATTAAGCATTAAATCATATGTGTCTTCATCCGCACGATAGTTTAAACCAGCAATTGGTTGTGTTGGTGGAAGTAGTCCCCCAAGTATTGTATTATTCTTTAAAAATGATCCCGCTGCTTTTAATATATTGCTGAAGAAACCGCCTTTACCAGATCCGCCGCTCATTAAACTACTATAACGTTTGCTTTTATATGCAGCTGTAGCAGTATTACCTCTTAATAATCCTTTTACACCGTCTCTTCCCGTAATAGGCATTACTTTGTCAGCTTTATCTCCACCCCCAAGTAATCCTGTGAAATTAAAAAATCCTCCTAAACCACTTTTTGGTTCACTAGCTGCACTAGCCACACTACTTCTTGGTGGAGACGGATTTCCTTCAGTAGCACCAAATAAACCACCAATAGCTTTGGTTATGCCACCAATACCAGCCGCACCCATCAATCCACCAACTATATTACTGCTGTCTATAAATCTAGTTGGTCGTTCTAATGCGCCAAATGTAGATAATCTAACTGCTGCTAAAAGTGGACTAGCTGGATTGTATATCTTTGTTTCGTCAAACGAGGCAAAACCTTGTAATAATATTTGTTTTGTCAAAAAAGTTCCACCTTTACCCGAACCTAAAAACCTTCTTATACGAGTTCCATCTCTCAAAGCAGATTCTATTGGAAAAGATCTACTTGTATTTATTTTTTGCTTTTGACCTTGATTTGGATTTGCGTAAAACGGAGGTGCTAATTCGCTGCTTAATAATCCTTTTGTATATAAATCGGTGGGTTTATTTTTGCTATACAGTACTTCACTGTTATTATTAGCATTAAACAGTGTTTCTAATTTGCCTGGCGCTCTTAGATTTATATACTGTTCAGTATTTGACGGTAAAGATAAACCAGCACCTTGTATATTAGAAAGTGTGGTAACCTGCGCACCGTCATTGCCTATTGCGCTATAATATGTATTACTATTTGCCATTAATTATAAATATTAGATTAATTGGTTGTTGCTTGACCAAATGAACCAAATTTTGAATTACTTGTTGCCAATAGTTGATTTGCACGTTGACCGTCAATATACACAGCAATTTGACCAGATGCCATCATCGATGTTAGTTTATCTAGTTTTTCAACCACCGCTTTGTTTGAACTTACGATTGCATTAATAATAGAATCAGTTTGTAAACCTTGTTGTTTATATTTTTCATCAACTTTCGTAGATTTATCAGTAGGTTCATCAGTAACACCAAGTATTTTACCAACAAATTTAAATCCGTTTCCTACTAAACCGGTTATAAATTCACCTACTCCTTTTAACTTCTCCAATACTTTTTCAAGCGCATTAATAATAAATGTAAAAGCGCCACTGAATGTATCTTTTAGAACGGATCCAACTTCCGATACAGTAGACTTTATTAGTTGAAACGCTTTTTCAAATGGATACGTAATCAAGTCAAATAACACATCAACTATAGATTTAAAAGCGTCAACAAATGTTGTTTTTAAAATATTAATCATTTCCGGGATAATTTCAGCTGCTTTTTTAAATGGATATGTGATTAAATCAAATAACATATCCACTACAGATTTAATACCATCGACGATTGCTAAACCAATTTTCGATGGAGATTTACCACCCCACTGTTCCTCTACCCATTTTAAAGCCTTTTTAAATGGCCACATTATTAATTCTAAAAGAGACATTCCTATCGAAGCAATTCCTTTAAGAATTAATATTCCTAGGTTTAGTACTAACGAGCCAATTCCCTTGACAATTAATACTCCTAATTTTACTACTAACGTAGACATTGCAATAGGCAGTTTTATTGCACTAAACATAAACATTTGAAAAAAAAGATTTCCTATGTTATAAAATATATTTCCCCAATCAATACCCCCCCCACCTTCGCCGCTGAAAAGTTCTTCTATTTTTTCAGGCAAGCTTGTCAATGCATCCAACAAATATGTAGTTACGTCTTTATATATTGCACCGAAGTCTACCTCGGCGAGAAACGTTGGTATTTTTTTAATAAAATCCCAAATCATTTTTAACGGTTCTATAACCAAAACATTTACTACGGCTTTTAAACCAGCCACAGCTTTTTGACTTGTAGTACCTGTAGTTTCACTAAACGCCTTGAAAAAGGCTATACCAGCTTGAATTGTAGATATAACGATGCCAATTGGCCCTAAAAATTTACTAACGGCGCCAAACAATGGTCCTAGTTTTGAGAAAATTCCAACTCCTGAGCCAAGTTTACCAAATACTCCGCCTACTAAACTCCCTATTTTCTTCACTGATCCACCCACCTTTGTGAACACGTTTGAAAATACATTTGCAATTTTTCCGACCGGCAAATTAAATTTAATTTTACTGAAAACTGTTGAAAGTTTTTGAACTTGTGACGCTCCTGCTCCAATAAATTTTGAAATATTTTGAAAACCACTACCAAATCCTTTGACTTTAGTAGAAGCAGATTGTAATAGAGACGCAAATTTTTGTGTTTGTGCTGTTACAGATGTCATTGAGATTACAATCGGATTCACATTTTTTGCCAAACCAATCATAAAACCTGTCGCCTTAAGTAAACCACCAGACAAAGATGATGTTAATTTTACAAATGACCCTACGCCGGAAATTAATTTACCAATTATACCTGATAATTTTGATATTATTTCTAAACTTTTAAATGCCAAAAATAACTTACCAACTTCTATTGTAAACGATTTAATAGAGTCACGGTTATCTCTTATATACTTTAATATGTCAGTAAATATTGGCCCTATTCCTTCTAGTATTGGGCCTATAAACTCCATAAAAATTGCATTAATTTCATTTTGCAACTGTTTCATTCTTGTTTGATTTTTCTCTTGAATCAAACCCTTTTCGTATTCAGCCTGCGCTGCTTTTTTAGCAGCTATTGGGTCTTTTTGCATCATTTCCGACATCTTTTTTCTTTTTTCAGCTTCGGCTTTAACCATTGGATCTTTTGATTTTAAAGCGGCGTTTAAGTTTTCTTCAGCGTTTAACATATCTTGCAATTCTTTTACACTCTTACCGGCCGCTTTTGCGAATGCTTCTTGCGCAATAGGATTCAATTGGTTAAATTTAATTTTTTTAGCCTGATCCAATATCACTTTATTAGATTCAGCGATTTTACCTTGAAATGCTAATCTACGAGCTTCATTAAAATTAATATTTTTACCAATTAAAGCACTAGCTTTTAGCTCCGACTGAATACTACTTTCAAAGTCAAGAAGGCCTTTTGCGGTTCTAGCCATATTGTCGAGTGTGGTGCCCATCTGTCTGGCTTGAGCAGCGGCTCTGACCATTTCATCTGCATTTTTACCAGCAAACATTCTGGCTTCATCTGATGCATTTGCAACATCACCCATGACATCATCCAATCCAACACCATAAGCATTTGCAGCAAATTTTGCCAATCCTAACATATTCTGTTTTGCAATTGCACTTTTACCAGATACACCGCCTAAAGTTTGTAAAAATTTAACACTGGTATCAGCCGATACTCCAAACTGTGCAGACATTAATGAAACATCTTTTACTAATCCCTTTTCCATAGATTGCAAACTTGTAAAAGTAGAACCTATCGATTTCATTGTACCGCCTAATTCTTCAGCCGTAATTCCAAATGATGCTAATTCAATTGAAGCTTCACGTATATTTTTTTCGAAAATTTCACCTTGACTTGATAGTAATCCAAATTTTTGTCTTATGTTCGTTGCTGCTGTATCAATTTGATTAAATATGTTGAGTATTTTTTCAAAAGTACCGAACACTGTAGTGGGCATGTTTAATTTAGTCATTAAACTATTGGCAGACTGAACCATCATGTCTAACCCTTTTTTAGCTTTATCTAATAAGTTATTGTATATTTCCAATAACTTATTTCCCAGTTTTAACAAATCATTTTTTATTTGTAAAAAGTTATTTATTTCTCCACTTTTAGATAATAAATCTTGTTCTAAATTTAACTCTTTATCTTTTGATTGAATCGTATTAAGTAATTCTTTAACCTTATCACTATGCGGGTCTTTATTTTGTTCTATAAGAAGTTGTGCACTAGTGGCATTTAATTCTTCTTGTAAACTGTTTATTTTAAGAAAACTATTGATTCGCGCCTGCGCAAAGTCTGCTAATTCCTTTTCGGAATTTTTTAGTTTTTCTTGTAATTTTTCTTGTAAATTTTTTCCTTTTAACTGATCGTTAAGCTTATCTTGTTGTGTTTTATATACTTGACCGAGTTGCTTAGCTATATCAACCATTTGTTTCTCAGCCTCAACACTCGCTTCAAGTTGAGATAATGTCTTAGTAGTTTCGGAGTTTAAGTTATTAAACGCCGATGTTATTTTATCTATTGTTTCTTTATCAAATGGTTGTGCTGCCATATAATATATAAATATGGCAACACTATCATTTTACACTAAAAAGGCTTGTCTACTTTACCACTCTTTTTAACAGGTTCTTTGTAACTATCACTTTCTCTGTTCTTTATTTCAGCCAACTGAGCATAATAAAAATTGCGCAAAAATACTGGTAAAGTATAAGCAATTTGTACATTTACTGCTCCTTGCGAGAAGTAACTCAATTCAAATATTTGTTTGTGAACTTGAACCTTATATTCAGGATTCAGGCCAAAAAAACTGTACCGTCATCGGTACATCCATCCTTTCCACCTCACCACAGTGTTCACATACAAAATCAAATCCCATATCCAATTCAGGCGCAATTGTTTTAATATAGGCTCTTAATGCCATACTGTCTTTTGATAACAACTCGTTATCCACAAATTTGTTGATAGCAGCAATATCAGTCTTACCATCAATACTAACAATGAGTTTTTTAAAACGAGTTGTAACTTCAGCGCTCGCTTGCTTTTTAATCTTAGTTAACGCTTTTATGTCACGATCAATACTTTCTTGATCACCACTTGTTACCAATTTAAATGTAATTCGTCTCTTGCAATACGGAAACTCAAACTCAAATTCATTGGTACCTTTTTGAAACTTATTAAAGTCGATATCTTTTTCATTTAATGTGCTTAAATCAATAAATGTTTTATTTTCGGTACCACAACTTTTACAGTTAATCTTCACAGGTCCATATTTATCACCATACGCCAATCTTCTCGCTGCAATAAACAAAGCATTTTTATCCACCATCAACAAATCTTGTATTTTTACACCTGGTGTAACAATCAAACTTTCGAGTAGTTTATCCAATACAGTACCATTTTTGATGAAATTTTCATTGGTTAAAATATCTTCTTCTCTAGCCGTCATCATCTTCAATTCAAGACTACCACGACTCAATGGATTAGCGTCTTCATAAAAATAACCTTTCGATGGCAATTCTATGGTTTCAGCTGGATATGAACTTACAGTTGTCGTAGCAGTAGAAGTGTGTTGTTGCTTTAATTTTTGTATAATGATTTCATCGCTCATAACTTTATAACAATATATAGATCTTTATATAACTTTTATGTTATTTTATTTATTTGTATCACCAACATCAGCTTTAGCGTCTTGAGCAGCTTTTTGAGCAGCTTTTGCTAAAATACCAGCTCTGGAATTAATTTTATTAAGTGTATTCTTGAAATCGGATTCTGGTCCAATCAAAGCATTCATGAACCCATCTTCTTCTTTAATTATTCGTTTAATAATGTCTTTTAACTTTTGTCTCTTTACTTCATTCATAGGTTTTAATATGTTATAAATACTTTTTACTACATTTGGTTTTATACCAGTATAGTGTGTTTTAGAATTATTGAAATCGTTGTTTGACAAGTCCTCTCTTAGCATACCCACAATCAACTTCTTTAATAACTTCTTTTGCTTTTCAGTCAATTTACCACTGGTATTACCCAACTTGTTGTTTAATATACGATGTATCTTTGGATTGTAACTTCCGAATAAATCCATAATAAATGCTATTTGTTGCTCAGTATTTAGCGTCGAGTATTGTGATCTTAATTGACTTGCACTTCTTGCGGGTAATCCTAATACTGTAAAATCTGTTGTTGGTACTGTAATTAAGTAACCGTGTTTAATTGCAGGTTCCAATTTACTTTCGTTTTTTGGCATTGGTTGTAAATATGAAGGAGATCCGTCTTTTTTAACAAAACTCTTGAATCTTGGATCTTCAGCCATATCCTTTTGACTAACCGCAAAAATAATACTATCACGTTCAATATTGATTGGTATCTGATTTGATACACTTTGCAAGTTGTAGTTGTTCTTTACATTTAGTATTTTGTTGGCTGGTATGCCAGTTGCCATCATCATTTCTCTTTTCTCGTCAAATGAAAAAGGCGACTTTGGCAATTCAATTACCCCCGTTGTGGTTACGTATACATCATTACCACCAAATTTGGTGCTTAAATAATTATATACACTTTTGTGACCGTTATGCCATGGGTGAAATCTTCCAGGAAATATTACGAATGTTTTTTTATTAAGTTGCATATGTTAATAAATATGTTATTCTGTTTTTATCCACTCGTATTTCGTGTGACCACAATAAGTATGAACCATTTTAAATTAAAATCAATAAAAATCCTTCTAATTTTAGTTAGAAGGATTATGAAAATAAAAGTTGATTTATAAAATCTAAAACAACCAGATTGTAATATTAATACTGAAGAATTGCGTAGTCGTATGCTACATTCAATGATATCATTTGAGCAGCACCATCATCGCTCCAATCCATTTCTTGGAAATCGGCGCTTACGATGAATGCACCCACCAACTTCCATTCTTCTACTTTGTCACCAACTGGACCAAGAACGTTGATGGTCAAATCTTTCTTGTAAAAGTCTTGATAACCATCACGCCCAGTTACAGATTCGTGGTGCAAACGCACCCATTCCATTACAGCTTGAGCGCCACTTGGTACGATTGGATCATAAAGTTCCATTGTAATTTCGTCCCAAACGCTTTTACCCTTGTAATAGGTTTTTATGTTGATGTGATCAAGTTCTTTTTTAGCTTGTGTTAATTTTGGTCTATTTACCTTTTTGATGATAAATGAAGGAATACCGTCAACGTAAAGAATAAAACGGTTCTTTACCTTTGGTTCAAAGTTAGTAGAGAAAATTTCACTTGGATTTAGTAGTTCTGCCATATTTTTACCTTATTGTTCTTGAATATAAATATTAAATGATTTACTTTTATATAAAGTTTTTTATCATTTACTCAAATTTTTATCTGTAATATTGGTTATAGTATCTTTTAGTTGATTAACGTACCCAGTGGATCTCAAAAGTTTGAATACCAAGTTCTCTGTACTATACTCCCCACTCTTATCCAATCCAGCTTGACGCATTTCATATAACCGCTTTACCAACCGCTTTAATTTATCCAAATCTTGTTCTTTTATAGCAGTATTAATAAATGTTACATATTCTTTGTATTTCTTCGAAATAGCAGCTTTATCTATCTGTATATCTTCAACTTTTGGTTTTTTTACCCAGTGATTTTTCATCAAACTATATACAGCTTGACTTCTATTGACTTCACTAATATCTTGAATATAAACTTCTACCGGATGATTGCCAATTCTAATATCGTGTGATTCGTTCCATTTGCTCTTTAATCCATCTACATAATTCTTAACAAGTTCTTTATTATCATCAATTTTAGAAAAATCTACAATCAAATGCAAATCTATATCGCTAGTTGGTGTCCAATTATACCCAGCGGTACTACCAAGAAAATAAACATCTTCAAGGGGTACATTCAAATCAGTATCTTTATAGAAAGTATTGGCAATGGTTAATAGTTTATTTAGCACTTCAGTCTTTATTACATCTTCAGTTGCCCAAATTTCAGGATTTAAAATACTATTATAAATTCTATGTTTTTCTTTGATACCCAACATTTCTTTTAGTTGATTGATAGTATCTATAGCATTTTTATGCAATATTGCTTTACCGCCAGCATTAATAAAATCATTTATATTATCTTCTCGGTCATCTATCAAGATACTATCAACAGTTGCAAACTTCGCTTTTAAGTTTCTATGCGGTACCAAATTAGCTTTAATATCTATCTTATTATTAGCCAACCATTGCTTTTTACCAATATAAGATAACTTGGTAGGCGCATGACTTAATATTTCTACAGGCAAATGTGAAACAAAATTATAAAGCAATTTGCCATCTTTCATCCAAGGCATTGTAGCATAATATTCAGGACAGTTTTTATCTACAAACTTAAATCTATTCTTCTTACCGTGTTCAACATCATAAGTTTCTACAGGCACACCACCGCTATAGCGCTTAAACTGTGATTCCCAATCACTTATTACGCCATCCATATCCAAATATATTTTATGCTTATTAATAATCATTTATAATAAATAGTAGCACCTTAAGCGCTTAGTTTTAATTTTAACAGTTATATAATTTATTAATTAAAATTTAATAATATTCACATAACAATGCAACAAGCGCTAGCTTTGCTTATACTTAATATAAAACATAAAGTCAAGTATATTAGTTATTTTAATTTGAGAATGATACTCTAACATATTTACAGTCATATAAAACGTTATCATACCCGGGCGTAACAATTCTACAACTACCCGCCGCTTGCGCAGTGGGTCTTCTAGGTACTGCTATAAACATGTTATTTATAGATGTTCCAGGATTTTCATAATCATATGTAACTGTACCCGAAACAACATAAAATGCATTGGCAAATGCACTTGAAAAATTAATAGTATAATCACCGGTACCATTGTCTGTTATACTACTTACGTTGTTTGAAGCGTTTGGTGATATACCACTTGTACCAGATGTACCAGTTCCATCAAAATGTACCCAAGCTTTTATGCTTGTTGTACCACTAGTACCACTGGTTCCAGGAGATCCTGTCGAACCACTACTTCCGCTTGATCCATTACTTCCATTTGCACCACTGGTACCACTAGTTCCAGGAGATCCTGTCGAACCACTA